CCACGAGGCCGGGATGCACGAAGTAGTTTGGCGTGGCCTGGCCAAGAAATCCGCGCTCAATGGTCTGGCTGACCTGCGTCGTGCCGTTCTTGATCTGATCGCCGACCCATATCTTGATGGTCTTGCTTGTTCCGCTGTCCGTGGTCCACCCAGTCGGCAGGTTGTCCAGCGTGAGCGCGTTCGCGGCGATCGCGGTGATGCGGCCGATGCCGTTCAAAGCTGCCGTGGCGAACTTGTCCGCCGTCGCGCTGCCGCCGATCTTGACCCACTGCCCAACTGCCAGGCCGAGAGTGGTAAAATTTAGGGCTGTGGACCCCAAGCCTGTTGAGGTCGCGGTGATGTCACCCGAGGCGCCCTGGAATCCCACGACTTTCATGCGAGCCGCCGCCGGAGGGGCGGCTTCGTCGGTCAAGCCCGCGCCCACATAGGCCGAAACCGTCGCGCTGCCCGTGGTGCACTTGAACACGCCGTTATTGGCGGTCGTGGTGAACCCAGTGAACCGCACCAACTGGCCAGCAACGAATGCGGTACCAGTCGTGGTGGTCGCGACGCCGCCCGTCGTGGCAATGCCCGTGATCACGCTGTCCGCCGTCCCGTCGTTGTTCCGGGAGGTCGTGTTCGTAAACGCGTTGTAAAACGCCGACCGGATGTCCACGTCGTTTGGGCTGTCCGGGAACGGATAGATCATGTCGTAGGGGATATCCCCGGACGACTGCTTGCCCAGGCGGATGACGTCAGCCGACATACGGTCGGATCGCATCTCGTTGGACTGCGCGAACGTTGGGACAAGCTGAAGGCTCTCGCCATTCACCCGGCGCAGACGCATCCGGGGAGTGGCCGGCGTCGTTCCGGCGGTGACTTCCAGGACGGACGCCACCTGGGTGCGATTGCTAGACGGCATCATCGTTCTCCGAGAGTTCTACTGGTTGCCCTTGCGGGACATTTGGGCCGCGACGCAGGGTCAGAGGTTCGACTGGATCATCGACGCTATCGACGCGGAGAATGCCGGCCTGCATCCACGAATCAGCATCGACAGTGCCGTCGATCTCGTCGGCGGTGATCACGTTTCCAATGTGGAAACGTCGAGAGGGCGTCTTAAACGCCCGGACAACAGCGTATTTCATCACGCGTCCCTGACAGTAAGTGTGAGCGTCTTTGCGGGCGTCTGCACGACGGGAACCGCGAAAGTCCCAGACCGGACCTTCATGTGATTGAAGCCCGACCATTGATCCGGATTGTCCACCCTGATGAAACGGCCGGCTGCAACCGTGAGCGAAACGTAGGCGCCGTCTTCGTCGACCAGCTCGTAAAAGGTCTGACCATCCTGCGAGACCTGGAACGTCAGCGCGGCATCATCCCAATCGCTGGGCACAAGGATCGTCAGGATCGGGCGGCGCTGCAGCGTCACCACAGCCGAGACCGATGCCCCGTTCGCGATCGTGGTTGTCAGATCGTCGTAGTTCAATTCGATCGCCTCCAACTTGACCAGCGCGTCAAATGGCTTGGCGCCGGTGATCTGTTCGCGCTCGACGATCACCCGGACCATCCCGCCAATTGGCGTGTCGTCCGCGTCGCCGACCGGCGTGCCGTCCGCGTCCGCGAGAGAAAGGCTGACGTTGAAGCGTTGAGTTTCGGAAACAAACTGGGCATTCACACGCCACTGTAACGCCGGCATTAATTTCGGACCCAATCGACCGCGATGGACACCCGATAGTAGTTGCCATCGTTGTCGCCAGGGCCACCGATGTCGCTCGTGACGTCGCGGAACTCTATGTCTGGCGACAGTTGCACGCCCCGGAATAGTTCAATCAGCGCGTCCGCGTTCGTGTCCGATGCGGCCAGGCCTTCGCCGATTGGGGTCATGACGTGGAACAGGATGATGCCTTCTTCCCGCCAGCGGTTATCGGCGCGCGGCTCAATCCCGATCGACCACTGATCGAAGGAGTTGAAGCCGAGTTGCATGTAGACCCACGGACGGAGCTGTCCATCGGATTGGACTGGAGGCTCGGTCTCAGCGTTCTGTAAGACCAGAGGAGAGGCAGTCCAGTTGGCCGCGAGGTAAGCGGTCACCGCGGCCCGGACGGTTGCGCGCGACATTACCCGCGCGCCTGGATGTTCACGCGCACCAGGTCGTCACCGACGTAGATGGGCGCGGCCGAGACGATGGCGCGGGTCTTGCCCTGGATGATCAGGAAGTCGCCGGCGCGCGGGATGCGTGGGTCGGTGCCGACGGGTGGCGACGTGATCGGTTCGCCGCCAGGCCACTGCGCCGCAATGATGTCGGAGCCGGAAATTACCACCGCGCTATCTCCCTGGATCACGGCGCCGGCCAGCTCCTGCGGCTGGTAGCCGCGCACCGAGGCCCAGCATGTGCAGTCGACGGAGGCGCGGTTGGTGGTGCCGACGGTGCGCCGGAGAATGACTTGTTGACCGTCCGAGCGGAGCATCTGGTCGAGATCGCGGCCGAATGTCACGCGACGTGCACCCGCACCGCCAGGACGCCGTTGGTCCATGTGCCGGTGGTGGTGATCACGGCTTCCAGTTCAGACCCGAGGAACCCGGCCAGGACGCTGTTAGCGGACAGCGTGGCGAACGCCGCCACCGACGCCGCGCCCGTTACGAGCGTGCACGACTTGGAGCCTGCTGCCGCAAAGTCGATGCTCGCGATTTCCCGCCATGTGCCGCTTGTGCCGATGCGGGACCGGATCAGCGCGACCGCTGTGGTGCCGCCCGTGCCGGAGAACTCGGCCTCGATCACCGCGCGCGACATGCCTTCAAGAGACGTGATCGCGGTTTGGCGCTGCGCCGTGATGGCAGTCGTGATCGTGAGCGCCGCTAGGGTGTAGGTGCCGGGGATGGCCATTCACAGCGTCCAATTCGTGTAGGGGCTGAGCAACTGCATCACTTCCTCGGATGCCAGGGGATCGGACGCGGGCGAAACCCAGTATTCCCGCTCGCCGACACCCTCGACGCGGTGCCGCCTGAGGTTCTGGTCACGCGTGCCAGCGTGGTAGATATCGCCGACCAGCTTTGCGGCCGCCAGTTTCAGATCCTCGGGGACAGTATCCCAGCCGGCGGTATAGACGACCGTGATCTTCGCGGCGGTCCACATGGTCCGGTAGTCGTCGCACAGGAAAAACAGCAGCCCCGGGCCGGCCTCGGTTTCATACTCGGTCGTTTCGAGCGTCACGTCGTCCGCGACCACCGACGTGATCGAGGCCACGGGCCGGCGGGCTAGGATCAGTTCCTCCGTCCCGGTATTCAGCCGGAACACCTCGGTAAGAACTTCCGACCGCAGCGTCACGGGCGATGGTGGCGCATCGGCCACGCGGCACAGGCGCGCGATGGATGCCGCCACGCGCACTCCTATCGTGGCCAGGGCTGCGTCCTGCGACGCGTCCTCTATGCCAATTGCCGCGCGCAGTTCCGCCGGCGTCAGCAGGCTTCTATCGGTCGCGGCTGTCGTGACGGTCAGCATGCTAGGTCCATCCAGCGCCGCGCCCATTGGGCCATAAACCGCTTCCGGTTGCCCCGGAAATGCACCACGGTCGGGATACCGGCCGGGTCGTCCTCATTCGCGGGCGCCCAGTTGTGGTCTTCGGCACGCACCCGAGACACGTCCGCGCCGGAGGCTTTCACAGCCTCATACAGCGCGGTTTGATCCTCGCCCCATTCGGTGGGCTTGCTGTCCACCGCCGCGCGCCAGATGGGCACGCAGCGGGCCGGGTTGTGGCACCAGATGGCGCCCGTGTTCATCTCGCAGTCGGCGAACGAACCGATCGTGATGGTCAGGTCGCCGCCCTTGACGGTCCGCGGGTCCTTGGCGATCAGGCAATCAGCACCGACGAACAGGACCGGACCTTGCGCCCACTCGAGGCACTGCCGTTGTCCGTCCAATAGCGCCAGCATCAAGTTTTCCGGCAGTTTACACACTAGGGTATCGACCGCTTTTAGGTCTCGGTCGCTGATACAAACGTGATCGATGCCGTAGCGCCGGCAGGACGCGTCCAGTAGGCGCAGCAACGGAATGTAGTCGACGCCCCAGCGGTCTTCGCGGGGGGCAAAGAAGCTCGCGATAATCAAGGCCAGTTCTCGTAAACGGTGCCATCCGCAAGCGCGGTTGCGTAGGGGCTTGGAGCGTCCACCCGAGCAGGCATCCCCTTGACCGTCGCACCGGCCGGAACATCCCGCGTGACCACCGCGCCCATGCCCACCGTTGCGCCGTCGCCAATCGTGACGCCTGGCCGCAACTTCGCACCGCACCCGATGACGCAACCCTTGCCGACCGTGACGGGCGTAACGCCCTTCCATTTGTAGCCGGCGGGCCGGTCATCGTTGACCATGGCGACATGGACCGAAACGAACGTGCCATCGCCGATCCGGGTTCCGCCGCTGATGTGAGTGTCGTCCATGATCTGCACGTCATCACCGATGATGGCGTCGTATCCTATGCGGACACCGACACCGATCACGCACCGCTTGCCGATGACCACACCCTCTCGGATGTGGGCTTGTGGACAGATGCGGGAGCCTTCGCCGATGGTCGCGCCCGCGTAGATGATGGCACCCGGTCCGATCACCACGTCAGCGGCGATCGACGCGGCGGGCTGTTGCTGAACGGGCCGCGCGAACGCTGCGCCCGTCATGGGCTGGAAGTTCAGCACGGCGGTTTCATGCACGTTCGGGTTCATGTCGCCTCGGCAAAATTGACCATCGGGAAGTCAGTCACCGCGCTTTGCGACGTGGCGTTCAAAACCTCGACACCGAGCCGCCGGAACGCCGGCGCCAGGCCGGACCAGCCGGGAAGGAACCGTTCGCGGAAGGCGTGTTCATCGTGCTGCACGTAGTCGGTATGGCCATGGGACCGGCCGTTCACGTATCCGCCCTCGAAGCCAATCAGCACCAGCCGGGTCGCGCCCATCATGGCCGCCAGACACGTTGCGGTGTGGCCGCTAGATGCCTGCACATAGTCCGGAGAGGCGCCCGCGTATTCAGTGACCGCCGTCAGGTTTAATCGATTAACCAATGTCCCGAGCCGGGCCTTGGTGTTCCGGTTGGACGTGACCACCAACCCCGGCCATGTTCGGATCAAGTGTTCGAAACGCTCGGCCCAGGAGTTGTCGGAAAAGTAGAGGATGTCCCGGCCGCTCGCGATCGGAGCGACGTGCCGGCATGCGCTGTTGACCGCAATGAACCGATGCGCTCGGTAGGCGTCGGCGGGAATGTCCACATGGGACGGGCCGCCGCCGACTATGACCGCCGTCGCTTCTCCCCAAGCGCCCAGCTCCCAAAACGGGACCGGGGTCGGATTATGGTCAATGACGATGTGGCGGGCCGCGACGTAGCGCATCAACCCCTCAGGGCGTATTGCGCGAAGACGGGCTGCGGCCACGCGGAGGTGTGGGGTCGATGCCAGGAGACGCGCGGACCAGAACCGGGCCGCCGTCCGTGACGGTTTCCAGCGCCGCCACGGGTGCGGCGTCCGGGGTAGGCACAACAAGCCGCGCCACGTTCCGCCGGACCCACCGCTGCGCCTGATCTTCCGTCATGTCGCACGAATACCCGACGACATAGGGAAGGTGCGCAAGATCGCTGGGCAGTTTCGGCGTCGCAGTAAATAGCACACGTGGCATCGGGTTTTCCTCGGGTAGACGCCCGGCTTATCAGGCCGGGCGTTCAAGTCAGTCGATGATCGC